TGTGCCCTCGGCAAGCGACGGCGTGCCATAGCCCATCCTGGCCGCGAGGTTGCGGAAGTAATCGAAGCCAACGGACAGGCCGTCCCTGGAATCAAGAGATTGAACGATGGCTGGAGATTTCTTGGAGGGAGTTTGCTTCTTGTGCTTCTTGGCTTTCGGCATGTCAACGCCTCACATCAGCCGCCAGACCGGAATCTTGGTGGCACAGAAATATCTGGCCGCGTCACAATTGCTAACAAGGATGCCATTCGCATAATAGCACCCATGCTCCGTTCTCAGTGCAAAGACACTTGCTCTGCCAGCATCTTTAACGGCACTTTGGACAATTGAGGATTCTTTGATATTTATTAGCGAGGAAAGTCTCGCTGCATGTCGCGCAAATCTTGGGAACATCGTCCACGCCCGATTTACGCCTGGCAGCCGACTTGCACTTGTTAGAGCAGAATTTAGCGCATTCGCCGCGCTGTTTCGAAAGAAAATGCGCACCGCAGTTCTGACAGATGAATCCAACAGCCTTGCGTTTTTGCATCGCTTCTTTCCCATGATCTCGATGCCAGTCCAATCCTTCTGGTGATGCGTGCCATGCTTTAGCCAGTGGCCGTATTCTGGCAAGGTGCTCGAAATCATGAGATGCTTTCTTTCCAGAAAGCGAATCATGAATAGGCCCGGGCAACAATTCCAGATTGGTGATGTCATTGTTTCCGGTATCATCATCCGCGTGATGAACATCATAGCCTTTTGGAATAGCACCATGATATTTTTTCCACACTTCCCGGTGAAGGCTCTCCACTCTCTTACGACCATGAACCTGGCTCGGCCTGAAATAATTGCGGCTAGACCAGTCTTTAGCTTCTGGATAGCGCCTGAAAATGATACCGTTGAATGTTCTGGATTCCACTCGCATACTTGCTCATTATATCTCGTGGCATCAATCCTTGTCCAGCCTTTTCTCGTAGCGATTGGATGATTCGGCAGTCCTCGCAAGCGATGCCACTCGACAATCTGCTGGTCGGGAATTTCTCGGACTGTAAGGACTTTACACTGACCGAGGGGAGTAAGGACACGATCTCCGGCACGGAACTCTTCAATATTTCTTTCGCCATCAGGAGTCATGATTTTCGTTCCTGCTATAAAACATCCATGATCGCCAGATTTAATTGGCTCCTCGATCCCGCGCAGCGCCCTCTTAGGGTCCCAGGCGTATGTTTGAAACTCGCTGATCGTCGCCTTGCAGTTGTCACGGTGAAACCTTATCACACCTTTGGCCAGCGCGGTGGAAGTTTTTGAAATGCCAGACTGAACGTCGTTCACGGCATCCGTCACCCACCAGCCTCGGTTCGTCAGCTCCTGCTTGAAGCTGGCCGCACTGGGATCGACCACGATCTGAGGAGATTGGTCATGCTCCGTGAACTCGTACAAGTCGTCGGCAAGCTCAGAATCCGTCTTCTGCTTCATCTCTTTGGCGGAGTCCCAACGTTTTTCATTGTAGCACCAGGCCGTCACTCCATCATCGCGCCAATCCAGAAACACGTTCGGGTTCACCGTTCCGTAATCGACCGAGATAACGCGCTCACGAGTCTGTCCGCCCCACATCAAGCCGACAGGCAAGTCCTTGTCCGTGAACGTGCTCTCGTCTTTCCACGCGTCTCTGTAGATCACGCCCTCGGCCATCACCCATTGTCCCAGGATGAAACGCTGATAAAAAAGTCCTGTGAATCCTGCTTTGAGCGATTTTACATAGTCTTCCGGCAAGTTTGGGTTATCATCCAACGTGCAAGTCATCGACCACAACAATCCTTCTTTGCGGAGTTCCTGGTTATCCAAAAGATCAGCTTTAACCCAATGCAGGGGAGTGTCAGTATTCGTTGACGCATAGAGCCGAGAGCCTTCAGGTGACATCCTAGTACGGAGCATCTGAAAGAAATCCTGCGGCATCTGAGTTAATTCATCACATACCACATACCCAACCGTCATGCCTCGAATGAACTTCTCAGATCCCTCATCCTTGGCGCCCATGACTTTCCACGTTGATTCATAGATTCTGAGGAAGCCGGACTGGTGATTATAGTAATAATTTGCCGGTCCCACCATTGTGAAAAGATCATTCAAAACGTTGGTATAGATGGTGTCTTTTGTTACACCGGTCAGCAACTTCCACCCTTCCACTCTATATGAGCAACCCCAAAGAATCTTAGCATGAAGCGCCCAGGTTTTCCCTGAGCGAACGGAGCCGACCAGCAGGTTTAATTTCCTGTCTTGTTCTGGCGGGCGAACTACAAACTCTCGGAGTCGAGCACCATATCGCAGCTTCATTGAGATGGCGGATCGTTAGACGCGAGATCCTTATTGTTGTTCTTCAAGTTTTCTTCGTTTTCATTGCGCCAATCATCGAGAAGCTCCCGCAAAGAATCACTGCCTTTGGTCACCTCGATCTTGTCGCCATACTCCCTCGGCCTGAGCTTTGAGAGCAGCCAGCGCCGCGTCTCGATCTGAAGGCGTCGGTGCTCGATCATGTCGGCAACCTTGATCTCTTTTGGCTTGGGATTCCCGGCCCTATCCTTCTGACCGGGCCACGCCGTTATGACTTGCCCGTGCTTGGGAGTGTCGGCTATCGCGATCAGCTCGTCAGCCAGAATCTGAGCCTGATCCTGCTTGGCTGATTGATACATCTGCCTGAACTCTTCATTCAAGGAAAGCCATTTATAAACTGTCCTTGGGTCTGGAAAGGTAGGATTGCTGTCGCAGATGTCCTTCAGGCTGCGGGTCGTCGTGGCGATCTCGATGCAGATGTGAGCCGCCTTGTCTTTGCTGTACATAGGCGGCCTGCCGACAGGTTTCTTGACCTTGGGAGGCTGGCGCTTGGGCACCTTCCCCATCCTGGACTTCATGAGTCTTTGGCGGGTTCTCAGGTCGAGCTTGCGCGGAGCCATGCGTCAGGTATAGCAGTTATGGGGATGATTTGCAAGACAGGATGGTGCGGAGCACGGCCGCAGCCGACCTCCGATGCGCTGGATCGTTCCACCAGCGGTTGACTCCAGAGGGATGAGGCACATGCCAAAATCTCGTGCCGGTGATGCTCAACACGCTGGATAGTGGCTCCAAAGTCTCAGCATTGAAAGTTCTGCAAACGTTCCTACCCAGAAACACAACTCTTTGTCCATCCTTGAACAACAGATTTAGTTTCCACGCTTGATGCCGTGCCTTAACAAAATCAAATGCATCGCCCTTGCCGTTCTTTCCGGGCCAGCGAGACAGAAGATTCACCCAACCCACCCCAGAGCGGAACTCCTCGGCACTCAACCCGCAGAGTGCGCCCAGCCTTTTCTGCGCACGGCCCGATGAGCTTCCGAACTTGGCTTTGGCATCGCTCCGCGCAGGAGCTTGGCCGATGAAAATCACTTTCTTGGCAAGTTCGCCCTTGATGGTCACTTTGTCTCTCCGCGTGGAACAGCGATTCTAGCGACCGAGCCTTTTTCAGAAGTCCATTATAACAGACTCTCCGGGAGCTCTGCCCCGTCCCCTCAGTCGAGGGAGGGGACAAGGCTCCACTACGAACAAACCTCTACTCTCCTGCCCCCCTTGGCTCTTTACGACCGTCCGCGCCAAGGAAGAGACAGGGCAGAGCGCCCGGAGAATCCAACCCGGTCATTTCTTGTTGTCGCGTTCCTGCGCTTTCTTACCCCCTTTGTCGGGCGTCGGTACCACCGTAGGCGGAGGTGCAGGGGATGGCAGCGCAGGTGCGATCCGCACCAACATGCCAGTCTGAAAATTAAGCTGCCATCCCTCGCCGCTCAAACTCTGAGCCTTGACTTCTGCCGAAACCAACTCGTTGATGTCTGCCTGAAGCTGCGCAAGCTCCTGCTGAACGGTCCTGAATGCCAGCTTTCCTGAAGGACTCAACTGAACCATCTGAGGCCCTTGAGATGTTTGCGGAACCTTCTGGCCTTGTTGGCCGGAGGTGACGTTGCCCACGATCCCCAAAATGCAAACCATCATCCAAACCTTTTTCATTTCATTCTCCTTTTCATGTTTCGTCATTGGCGAGCAGGACTCCGCCGCAGGAGAGGGAGAACTCAGCGCGACGGAGGAGCCTGCTCACACGTTTATTGAACTTCCGCAACATCATATCCGAAGACGTCCATGATTGATCCCAAAGCCGTCCCAATATGCTTTAGAGAAACGGAGACGCCGAGACGCACATTTGCGCACTGTGTACCTTCCAGCCCCCGCTTTGTTATGTCTGCGGCAAAGTTCCACAAAGCGGAAACAACCGCTTCCTGCTTCTTAATGTTACGGCTACGCTTTCGGCGCTTTACCATCACCATATCTCCTCAGTCAAACCGGCTTTGACTTCATATCCGCGACAGGCTCAGGCCCGTCACCCCGCCAGCGAAAGCCTCAATGTCTGGTGCGGGCCGTTCGCTATTTCCAAGAGGATGTCCCCGTGGCAAGGGCTTGACAGGCTACACCAGCAGGCTAAATCCTTGCCGCGCAATTCTTTCCTAATTGAGTCGCGAAATGATTCTGGTTTTTCAACGTACACGAGAGTTTTATAATCATCTATGCAGGTTTGGGCGTCAACATACCTAGACATGGGAAGAGGATTACCCCATTTGGACGGCCTCCCAACGTAGACAACGCCCTCGGGCATCCTCCAGCCCTTTGTGCGTTTCCGCTGAATTCGTTTTGCCATTAGATTCTCCTATGTCAGCAGCCACTACCGTACCTGAAACGGAACCTGAATCGGGAACTGCCAGCTCGGAGCACAATCTTTGCAAACGGGTATAGGCTCCGGAAGTGTCCATGCTCAAAACGTGTCAGCCTTTCCCATAACCCTATCGGGGGGTCATTCCTTTGCCTTGGGGCACGTAGCCAAAGCCTCACAGACAACATCCCATTGCGCTGCCCATGTGGACTTCGGAACATTCTTAGGAAAGCCTGTAAGTTCCAACTCTAAGAGAGACATTAGGCTTTCCAGGGCATCCCTCACCCGCCTGAGCGCCGTTAGTTCCTTCAGCAGAGCCGCGCCGGGGTTGTCGCCGGCAAGAATGCACTCGGCAGAGTGCTTTTCGGTTCCATCCTGGGTACACGCGACCTCACCCTCGTCACGGGGTTGGCCGTTATTGCACACGACGCAGTAGAATCCTTTCCGATTGATGGCTGGAAGGACCAGGTGTTGTCGCATCTCCGCGCACTTCGCATGTAACTTCTCGTTGGCTTTGGTGAGGCGTTTCACTTCATCCTGCGCCCGCTGAAGCTCGATACAAAACCTCACAGAATTGGAAGCAGCCTTGCCAAGCTCACGTTGCGCCGCTGCCAAGTGGAAGCTTGCCTTCTCCGCATTAGCAAGCTCAGTAGAGAGGCGGACTATTTCCTCAGATTTTTGAATTTGAAGTTCTCTTTCACTCATTGACATGCTTCGCCTCCCTTTCTCTTTCCCGTACGGCTTACCTGGGCTGAACGCCATCTTGCACCTTCTTCTCGCTGATTTGGCGCTCAAGGTCGTACCATCGCTGACAAGGTGCCTCCTTACAACCGGGGCAATAATCCTCATGCTCTAACATTATCGCCTTCAGCCTCCCCCGGTCCAGGAAGTCCGGGTCGGGGGAGAGGGCGATTAGCCTCTTCCGTATGTTAAAAGCTGCGCATTCGATTGCATCATAGGATGCAGCATCATCATCACTAGACTGTTTATGCTCATACAGATTCTCAGCCTCAATAAGGATTACCTTGGCATCTTGGCAAGCGGCGTCAATGCACCTTTTCACGGTCACGACTTCGGCCTCGGTGATGGCCGCATCAAACCTTTCGCCAATTTCCTCGAAGGTTGGACCTTCGTTTGTTACCCAACCTGCGAAACCCGATGCTTTGTTGGTCATTTCCCTCTCCTTTAACATGGCTATTCTAGAACGCCTAACAAAATCTAGAAGTCGCAGCATTGCCTCCCCTTCTTACTAGGCTGCCCTGCTCCGCGCTCGTTGCGCCGCTTCCAACAGCGCGGCATCCACGGCCTCAGCTTGGTCAAGGCAAGCTCCGCAGCAC